ATCTTTATGGAGTTACCGCAGTTTCCACCATTACTCCACTCCTGGTGGAGTATCTGCGGCATCCCTCGCGCGTGCGCGACAATTGTTCCAATTGTTTTAATATTAAATATAGCGAAAAATCCGCGGTTAGTGGAAAAAAGAAATCAAAAACGAGGGCATCAAAGATCCCCTCTAATTTTGCCCCTCCCAAAGATATTGCTGAGAAGGAAGGACTCGATCATGAGAAAGCGGTTTCCATCTTCGTGGATTGGGCAAAAGGTAAAGGACATACCCAGGCTGATTGGATTGCCACATATCGGAATGCGTGCAGGAGATGGATCAAGGATCAGATGCCACAGGCAAATAACGATCCCATTCTCAAGGAGGTCACAATTCCTGAGTACGAGGATGAGGAAGAGTTTTGATGGATTTCTTGGTATCAGAACAAGCGGTCCTAGCCGCATGTCTCCGGGATGACACAAATCTCTCCACCGCCACCGCAGTTGAGCGCTTAACGGAGAATGACTTCTCCTCGCCCGCGCACCAAGCGATATTCCGTTTGATCGCAGAGCGATCCGAGTTAAACGAGGTGGATGTGGCAATTGAGTTACCTCAGTATTCCTCGGAAGCTCTTGAACTCGCAGAGAAGTATGGCGGAGGACAGGTGGAGAGATATGTGGATCAATTGGTGGAGTCGAGGAACAGACGCGAGGTGGAACGGGCAATCATGGTATCCTCGGATATGCTCAGGGAGGGTAAACAATCAGATGAGATTGCATCGGAGTTTAATCTCAGGGTAGCCAAAGCATTAGCGTCAGGCAAGGGACAGGTAAAAGTGGGACCCGCGACCAAGGAAGCATACTCCGAGTTTCTCTCGATAGATGCGGGAGAATCATCCGCAGTAAGCACAGGATTCAAACGATTGGATTTTTGTCTGAGCGGAGGGTTCCAACCGGGTAAGCTTTATGTCCTAGCCGCGAGACCTGGAGTTGGGAAGTCAGGACTCGCACTGCATTTCTCTCATGAGATTGCAAAGCGGGGATACCGTGCAAGCTACGCATCCCTGGAGATGAGTGCCTCGGAATGTGCGGGACGGTTACTTTCCCGCGAGAGTGGGGTTGCCCGCCCACGCATGAAAGGGGATCTTCTCCCCGCCCATCGCAAGAAGCTCGAAGATGCCACAAAGAGAATGCAGGGATGGCCCATAACCTTCAAGGATGACAACAAGGCCACGCTCGACTCGATCCGCGCCTTCTTGGCCCAGGAGCGAGTGAAAGGAGATGTCGGGCTTGCGGTGATCGATTACCTGCAATTGGTGAGCGCTCCTGGTTACGACTCCCGTGTGCAGGAGATCACCGCTATTTCTCGTAGCCTCAAACAGATCAGCATGGAGCTACAGATTCCCGTGCTTGCCCTTTCTCAATTATCAAGACAATGCGAGATCAATAACAGAAAGCCCATGCTCTCCGATCTGAGAGACTCCGGGAGTATCGAGCAGGATGCCGATTGCGTGTTTCTCCTATCCGTGGATGACAAGGTGGATGAAACGAAAGACCGTATCAATTGCCATATCGCCAAGAATCGAGGCGGAGAGACGGATCTCAAGGTCATGCTTGGATTTGAGAAGAGTACGGGCAATTGGACAACATCTCTAGGACAAAAAGAAGAATCAAAGACTTGGTAGACTACAGATGGACACAAAAAAGCACGATAGAAGCTCAGGAAGGCATCAAATCGTGCTTTTTAGAAATTATATCGTTGGTAGGATGAATGAAAATAAAAACGCTTTCTAGGTGCCTTCTTGGCGATTTCTCGTATTCCACCATTCAATCACCCTGGGCGCGAACCTCATCGCCAAAAAGATGACAAGGCCCAAGCAAAGGCGCGCAATTGTGTCGGACTCGTTTGGTTTAGTCATGGGTAACCTCCACGGAATAATCGCCCCCGTTTGGTTCGCAGTTAAATCTTTTACCGAAATATGTAAGCGTTTTAATTTCTCCCATGCATCGTAAAACATATTTCTCTTTTGCATCATGGGAAAATAATTCATCAGTAGAACCGTAGCGGTTGCGATTGTCCAATGCTTTAAAAACGGGTCTATTGAAGTCATCTATTCCCTCAAATCTTACTTTCTCGCTCATCCCTCACCCCCATCTACTTTGGCGAGGACCTTCTTCTTTCTCTTAGTCGCGTCTTTGATAAAAGACTTAGTGAGATCCGCTTCCAAGTTTCTCCTTAGCTTGGATTCGCTTGATTTGTCTAATCCGACAATGATTAATTTATCATCGAGCCAATTGCTCAATGGGTTAGATGCGTTGTTTTTCATAGTATTTTTTTCTTTCTCTTTTGTGGTTTAGTTGAAGTTAAAATGTAATTGCACTTTCTCGCGCTCCGTGAGCGCCACATGTGCGCGTTTCTCCTTAGCGCGGATCTGCGAGACCGTTTCACGGTCGGAATGATCAACCGCTTTCTCCTTCTCCTGGAGTAATTTCCGCTGTTTCTCTCCCATTTGGATCAACTCATTGACCGCTTCCGCGAATAGGTTAGATGCGTGCTTCATGCGAGTTTCTCCTTTATTGTTTGAAGTAATTCCCAAGCCCCTACCATGAACCAAGGTGCTAGGATGATTAGTGAAATAATGTAGTGTGCTTCCATGTCTTTTGATGTCTCCCTGTGTAGTATTAAGAAACAACCGAAGAGGGAAAAGTGAACACATATCCGCCCTTTACTCCGCCGTAATTCATCTTGGAAATGTCCCAATCCAATTTGCATTTGCTCACCAATGCTTTTACCGCTTTGAAATGGAGCTTTGCATCGCTTAATGCGTAATCATAAGAAATGATGCATGAATGCCCATTGCAAGTAAACGCTTTGATGCGTGAGGGTTTTGTGTTAGTCGCACCAAGGTACTTAGTTTGTATTGCTATCATAGTATTTTTCTTTCTTTCTATATACGCTTAATTGCGAATATACTCCCTCTATAAACTACACATGACTGCAATGCAAGCAAATAAAACAAAAATGTGTTTCATGCTTTTAATACTATATATGCACGCCCACCTACTAACGCGGGCCAACGGGCCGGTTCCCGGCCATATGGCCAACCGTTTGAACGAATACCTGGACCAAGCGAAAAAGAGGAAAGCGCGGGAACCTGGGAACCGGGAAAGCGGGGAAAGCGATTGACGCAAATCGAGGGAAAAGCGATTGACGCAAATCGAGGGAACAAATGCATTTCTTCACCCATCACCAAAAATCCACTATCGCAAGGAATTTGCATTAAGAGTTTGCGCGCAACCCGGCAAACCAGGTAAACCCGGTCCACGCAAACCAAGCAAACCCGCTTAAAACCTAGCATGTTTTCCCGCTTTCCTAGCGTGAAATTGCGTAAAGTATTGATAGTCAACGCTAAAGCATAGCATGTGACTTAGAATCACATGCTTTCGAGACGCGAGCCACGCCTAGGGGGGGAGGGGGGTCGCCGCTCGTCCGCGCTAATTCTGTATTATCATCACCACCCCGCATAATTTTTTCGCCATATGGTTCCCCCGCAACAAGCGGTAGTCTTTGCTCATACGCGGATCGGTTCCCGATCATACGGTATGTACAGAATGCTGTACAGGTGGTTCTAAGTCGTTTTAAAGAGATCCCACGCCTCGCGGTACTTTTCGTGCTTTGCCTTAGAGGAGGGGTTATGAGCGTAGAGGGATATGCGCAGGGCCTGGTTTATTTCGAGGCATGGTATTATGTACCAGGTGGGTATGGCTTCGATATATGCGGCGAGTATGTCGACTTTTGTGCAATCTATGGTCATTTTCTTGGAAGTACCTGAAGCGGTGGTGACCATATATCTGCCCTGTCCTTTATTTGCTTTATCAAATACTTTATCCTTAGTGCCTTTTATTTGTACTTTAAAGATTTTGCCCGCTTGGTTCATGACTAGGCAATCCTGTGGCAGGTAATCGCCCAGGGGTGTAAATACCTCGAGATTACGGGCTAGGGCTTCGGTGAAGAAAGTTTGTTCGTAGAGGGAGCCTCTACGCTTCATCGGATATTTCGATGACCTTATCCTCGGAGGCTTCCTTGGGGAGGGAATCTGTGGCCTTCTTGGCACCCTTGAGGATTGATCGTACCTTATCCGGGGTCATATCGGAGGCACCTAGTTTGACATTGGCAGAAGCGGTGATGTTTGTGGGTCTGCCGTTAATGGTCATGAGTTTGTCGAATAGGACTGAGAGGGTATAGGCGAGGTTTTGCGGAGGTATCTGATCGAGTTTTTCGTGGATGAGGTTGAGGTTATCTCCGACTATGGCGGATAGTTTGTTGGAAACGGCGTTTAGGTATTCCTGCTCGGTCATCTCGAGGCGGTAGCGCAGGAAGTGGCGTGTATAGTCCTGGATATCCTTTTGTTTCTTTGTGGGGTCGTTTGCCTTAGCCTGGAGCTTGCGGGTTTCGGAGGCTGCATTTGCTTTCTTCATGGCTATTTTTGCGGCTGAATCGATGATATCGTTTTTTAGGTCCTTACGGAGCGCTTTCACGGTGGCTTTATTACCCATGATTTATTTTTTTGCACAAAAGGGTTGACAGGTCAATGCATAAACTACAGAAGGTGACACATGGATACTGAACGGGCGGGAAAGATTTTGGAGATGCATGGTCTTACGAAGAAGGCGTTTGCTGATATGATGGGGGTTAAGCCTAGTACCGCGAGGATGGCGTTCAGTCTGAAGAGGTTTAGCAAGAAGATGGTTGCCAAGTTGGAGGAGTTGGAGGGCGAGTTGGTGGTTGAGCAGGAGTTGGCGGAAGTCGATGAGATGATAGACAAGGCCCAGGAGAAGAGGGTAAGTATTATTGAGGGGATGGTAAGGCAGAGTACGGGGAATGCTCTTGTGCAGGAGGCTAGGGTATATGGAGTGCCTAAGAATAGGTTTCTGAGGTTAATTGAGTTTGGGGATGGTTCGCATGGTAAGTTTAAGTGCAAGCCCGGTAAGTATTTGAAGTTGGGAGAGAGTGTGCAGGTAAGGCATTTGGATAGGGATATGTGGGAGATTGCTTGATGTGGATAGTACCCAAAACATTATCAGCTTTTGTACCGGATACGGAGGGATTGAACTTGGACTTAGAAGAGCGGGCGTGGATGTTAGAGTCGTCTGCAATGTGGAGATCGAAGCCTTCGTCCAAGCAAACATTCTTGCGAAGACTGAAGAAGGGAGGATGGATAACGCGCCTATCTACTCGGATCTTAAAACCTTCCCTGCACGAATCTTTCGAGGAAAAATACACGGCATCATTGGAGGATATCCATGTCAGCCCTTCAGTAGCGCAGGGAAGCGAAAAGGAGAAGAAGACCCAAGACACTTATGGCCCTACATCCGACAGCACATCCGGGCAATTAGACCTGTTTGGTGCTTTTTCGAAAATGTCCGAGGCCACACCACGATGGGGCTATGGCGAGTCCTGTCCGATTTGGAAGAAGATGGTTACCGAACGGAGTGGGGATTGTTCAGCGCGGAGGAAACAGGCGCGCCTCACCAACGCATCCGAGTGTTCATCCTGGCCTACCGC